ATGAACCAGTATCGTGAAGCTGTAAAGCTTATCGCTGACGATGACGACATTGATCTAGCAGCAGACTTCGACGATGCTAACGCTGCTTAAAATCCAAGACTACCTTTTAAGGGCAGGGCAGGGGGATGTAAAAGTCTCCCTGCCTAACCTTTCACAGTTTGCTGCTGATTGTGAAGAGTCTGCACACAAGCAACTTTCACGAGATCGTGGCGAGTTTCGCATACGTATGTCAGGGCTGGGTCGTCCTCTTTGTCAACAGGTGCTAGAGAAACATGGCATCAAAGAGGAGATGGACTACAATGCCCTGTTCAGATTCTTCTTTGGTGATCTCACAGAAGCCGCTCTCATGCTCATCATGCGAGAGGCAGGGGTTGATATAGTTGACTTCCAAAAAGCTGTAGAACTTACGATAAATGGTGTGCTCGTGAAAGGAACACTTGACGTTATCATACGGGATGAGCTTGGTCAGGAGAAAGTCTGGGATGTCAAGTCTGCAAGTGACTGGGCATATAAATACAAGTTTACAGGTATGGGGGGCTATGACAAGCTCAAGGAAGATGATCCTTTTGGCTATGTCATGCAGGGCTTCTTGTATGCTGAATCGGTTGGTTTACCTTTTGGTGGATGGATCGTTGTCAATAAGTCTGATGGTCAGGTGGCTATGGTTGAGGTTCCTGACTGGTCTGAGGATGATAAGGCAGAGTATCTTGAGGACGCAAAGAAGCGCGTTCGTTTCCTATCTAACCCTGAAGTAAAACCATTCAAGCCATACAAGCCTGAATCTGAAACCTACAAGAGAGATGGTGCAATCATAGACACGGGAAACAAACTGTTGCCCCGTGAATGCAATCTGTGTGGTTACAGATATCACTGCTGGCCTAATGCTATTTTACATGACCGCGTTACATCACGAGCAAAGAACCCACCACAAGTGTGGTATTCTACCTTAAAAAAGAAATCAATGTGATGCCCTATCTATTTACAAGAGAATATGATCTTGAGTTGATGAGCATGAATAAGGACATGTATCAGGTCTTTATTGAATCTAACTTGAATCATGGTGGGGAGAGGAGAGTAGTCCTACTTCGTCAAAGCGAAAAGGGACTGCCTCTTACCTTACTTAATAACTACACAGAATCTGGTGGGTTGAATGTAGACACAGAGTCTCGTGACATCAGGAAGATAGAATCAGAGTTACAAATTATAAGCAGAACAGCACAGTCAGGAGCTATTGTATGCGTTCCGATACGCCCATTGACAAAAGAACTTACGAGTATAGAAAGACTGTCCCCGAAACTGGCAAGTTACGCAGCAAAAAGATTAGGTTCAATAGGGATAGCGTTTTGAAAAAGGCAGGATACAGATCACAGTTTGAGTTGAATCTAGCTCGTACTCTTACAGACAATGGCGTGGCATTTGAATATGAAACAATAAAGTTTCAGTACATACCGCAACCACGCAACTATACACCTGACTTCTACCTCACTGAAAGCGACATATACGTTGAGGCAAAGGGGCATCTTACAAAGGATGACAGGGTGAAGATGGTGCTTATAAAGAAACAACATCCTGAACTAGACATACGGTTTGTTTTTGTACGGGCACAGAATAAGATTTACAAGGGCAGCAAGACAACGTATGCTTCTTGGTGTGAACGACATGGCTTTCAGTGGGCTGAAGGCTCCATCCCAACAGATTGGTATAAGAAATGAGCGATACAGAAGAAATGGAAAAGAAACTAGAATTAGTTTCCCTGTTACCTGACAGATATTACATAATACTTCGTCAAACTTCAGATCAAGAATTTACCTTGTCTGCTTACGATACAACAGGTAAGAAGTATGAAGATGAAGATGATTTCAATCCCGCTATGATAGTGCATGAAGGTGCCTTAGATCTGATACGTCAGAACACAGATGACGTATATGATAACGGGGTTGCCACCATACAGTTTCGTTTAGCTGGAGAAGATATGCTTGAGGATATAGAAGATCCGAAGCTTAAAAAGCATGTGGAAGGTAATGTTGTTAGGGTAGACTTTGGAAAGAAACAATGAAAAAATATCTACGTAACCGAAATGGTATATTTCATCTGAACAAGCGTGTGCCAAAGCAGTTGGTAAAGCGATATGGTACAGAGTTCATTCGTAAGTCCCTTAGAACAAAGGACATAAATGAAGCATTAGGAGCAGCTAGGAACCTAGTTGCGTCTATGGAAAAAGAATGGAAAGAACAGATGAGACACGAAGATTACATGAAGCTTATGGAAAGCATGGAGCAAACTGGTAAAGAAGCATACGGGGGAGTAGATGTCGTCAATAGTCCGGCACACTACAATCAAGCAGGTATCGAATGCATTGACGCAATCGCGGCAGCGACAGACGATGGATTTGAACACTACCTGCAAGGAAACATCATCAAGTACCTCTGGCGTTACAGATACAAAAACGGTATTGAAGACCTCAAAAAAGCACAGTGGTATCTCAACAAACTGATCGAAACAAAGGGAGATAAAACATGAACAACATGTTACCAACACCATATCAACAATTCATTCACAAGTCACGGTATGCACGGTGGCTTGATGATGAACAGCGCAGAGAGAATTGGGATGAGACTGTAGACCGATACGTTGGTTTCATGCAAGATCAGGTGCTGATGAAGCACAACATAAAGCTGGATGATAAAACAGTAAATGAACTGCGTGATGGCATACTTAGCTTGGATGTGATGCCAAGTATGAGAGCCATGATGACAGCAGGTCCAGCTTTGTCACGGGACAACATCTGTGGTTACAACTGCAGTTACATACCTGTTGATAGTCCTCGTGCGTTTGATGAGTGCATGTACATTCTTATGTGCGGCACAGGTGTTGGTTTCAGTGTGGAGAGAGAAAATGTGGATAGATTACCTGTTGTATCCGATAATTTTGATAGTTCTGACATCACTATTTTAGTAGCAGACAGTAAGCCGGGATGGGCAAAAGCTTTACGTGAGTTGATTGCACTATTATATGCGGGGCAGGTGCCAAGCTGGGATGTATCTGAAATACGTGAGGCTGGCGCACGACTCAAAGTAATGGGCGGTCGTGCAAGTGGACCACAACCGTTGCTTGACCTGTTTGATTTTGTTGTTAAGGTATTTAAGAAAGCAAGCGGCAGACGTTTGTTTCCGATTTAGTGTCATGATATCATGTGCAAGATTGGCGAAGTTGTAGTTGTCGGTGGTGTGCGTCGTTCTGCTTTAATTAGCTTGTCTAATCTAAACGATGATCAGATGGCACACGCCAAGTCAGGGCAATGGTGGGAGACAGAACCACAACGTGCGTTGGCTAATAACTCTGTCGCCTACAAGTCGAAGCCAGAGATGGGTACGTTCATGCGTGAGTGGCTTGCACTATATGATAGCAAGTCAGGTGAACGTGGTATGTTCAATCGTGAGGCTGCAGATAAACAGGTTGCTCGCAATGGACGGCGTGAGCAAGGTCATATGTGGGGCACGAATCCGTGTTCAGAGATTATCCTGCGTGGATATCAGTTCTGTAACTTGTCAGAGGTTGTGGTTCGTGAAACCGACTCGTTGAATGATTTGAAGCGCAAGGTTCGTTTAGCTACGATTCTTGGCACCTTGCAATCTACCCTAACAGATTTCAAATACTTGAGGAAAGTATGGAAGGACAACACAGAAGAAGAACGCTTGTTAGGCGTATCCTTGACTGGTATCATGGATCATCACGTGCTTTCAAAGAACGTAGACAGCAAGCGTTGGCTAGAAGAAATGCGCCAAGAAGCGGTGGATACAAATCAGAAATTTGCGAACATGCTTGGAATACCTCAGAGTGCAGCAATCACCTGTGTAAAGCCGTCGGGCACTGTATCTCAACTCGTGGACGCAGCTAGTGGTATTCATGCACGACACAACGATTACTATATTCGTACTGTTCGTGGTGATAACAAAGACCCGTTGACACAGTTCTTGATTGAAGAAGGTGTGCACAACGAACGTGACATGCTGAAACCAGATAGTGTAACTGTGTTTTCGTTTGCCATGAAATCACCTGATGGTGCAGTCACACGCACACAAATGACAGCTATAGAACAGTTGGAGTTGTGGAAGACATACGCCATACACTGGTGTGAGCACAAACCATCTATCACGGTTACTGTAAAGGAACATGAGTGGATGGAAGTTGGAGCGTGGGTGTATGAAAACTTTGATGTTGCCTCTGGTGTTTCTTTCTTACCACACAGTGATCATACGTACCAACAGGCACCGTATCAGGATATCGAACCTGATGATTATTATGATTGGCAGCAGTCATACAGCCATGTTAAGATCGACTGGAACAAACTGACAGAGTTTGAGAAAGAAGATAACACAAGTGGATCACGGGAACTTGCATGTACTGCTGGCGTGTGTGAAGTAGTGGACTTAAACGCGGCATGAATTGTTGGTACTGTAAACATGAAATGGTGTGGGAAGCAGACCATGACATCTCTGAAGAAGATGAAGAGTACAGCACGGAAACTAACTTGAGTTGCCCTAGCTGTGGTTCGTTTGTTATGATATTCCTACCGAAAGAAGGTATCTATGATCCAGATAAAAATAACTCCTGAAATTATTGCCCGTGCCAAAAAGAAAGCTGCCACTGTAGGCAATCTACAGGGCAGCATAACGGGCAGTCTATCTAATGTGGTGGGTGCTATAGGCGAGATCGTTGTAGAGGACTACACGGGCGGCACAGAGGCCAATAGCAAGGACTTTGACTTGATGGTAGGAAACCGACGTGTTGATGTGAAGACCAAACGGTGCAATACCAAGCCAGCACCAAACTATGATTGTTCTGTTGCAGCACACGGAACCAAACAGGATTGCGACAGCTACGTGTTTGTTCGCATACTTACCGACCACAGTAAAGCGTGGATACTTGGCGAGATAACCAAGCCAGAGTTTTACAAGAAAGCGACACGATACAGGACAGGGGATGTTGACCCTGCCAACGGCTTTGTTTTCAAAGCTGACTGTTACAACCTAGCCATACAGGAGCTAGATAGTGTCAAAGAAGCACAAAGCTAATCTATTTCAATTTACAGCATACTTGAATCAGGACGGAAACGTTGAACTGATGTGGGATGGTGTGCCACCCGAAGAGTTTGAATCTACCATGAATAAAGGGATGCCGGAGTACGAAGGTTCACACTCTGTAGCATCCCTGTTGCGTTACTTGCAGTCTATGGGAGATGAGATGATGGACAAGTCAAGCAGGTATATCTAACGCTTTTTCCTCATCCTAGCTCCAGCAATTCTATCTGCTTGAGTTGGGTTTGGGTTATTATCTATCCCTGCCTCAATACTCAACCGACCAAATAGATCTTTACTCATTCCTGTAAATGGTTCTTTTTTCTCTTTTTCTTTCTTCTTTGTGGCTTTTCCACCACCTACCATTCGCAACTTCGGAGTCTGCATCATGTCAGTCTGCATCTGATTCATCTGTCCAGATGTCATGTTTGTTGGCATCATGTTTTGTTGCATGTTTTGCTGTTGTTGTGTGGTAGACATGCCCCCCATTTGCATTTTCTTGCGGGGCTTTTTCTTTGCTATGCTGCCTTTCATCATGGGTTTACGCATGGGCATACCCCCGTATGACATGGCTTTACGCTGACCATTGTTGTACTGTTTCATCTCACTATTCCTGTTCTATTGTGGGAGTTACATCGAATACACTGAATCCTGATGGTTGAGTGGGTAGTTTCTTTTTGAAGTCCCTGACTGACCTAAATGTCTTTACAGGGACTTTTTTACTGCCTTCTTTTCTAAGAAGGGTGTCGTAGGACGGATTCAAAACATAATCCCGTCCAAATTTATCTTGAAATGTTTCTTCAAGTTGCAAATCTTCTAGTATTATTCCTTGTGCAGCAATAGATCTTAGCAGAGCCTTTCTAAATTGTGGCTCACGATCTGCACTAAAAGGCTTGCCTGTTCTGACTAATTCAATAAAGTACCTTCCCATTTCAGGGTCTGTCAAAGCAGCTTTTAACATATTAAAGTTCTTGAGTCGTGCAGCTTGAATGATGCTTTCGGTTCCAATCCAGCGAAGACCAACGGCACCTCTTTGCCAAGCGTACAGTCTACTTGCATATGATTCAGGACTTAAAGTTCGTGGCACACCTGTTAATGCTGCTCTGAACGCTGGACTCCCTTCTTCTTTTGATAACGCCCTGTATGCTGCAAACCATATGTCATACTTTTCATTACCTATCAACGCTTTTACTGTGGTGATTTTTTCGGGATCACCGTCACCAAGCATCTTGTAAAACTCACGCATTTGTACATCATATTCTTTTGTAAGCGTCGGATTCACTTTGTTTAAAGCACTATGACGTGTTTCTCCGGTAAATTTAAATAAGTTCTGCATACTGTCAAGGTATATGCTTGCTATGGCATCATCCACTTGTTCATCGGTCAGGTTGCCCTCTCTTTTAAGAGCATCTTTTACTTTACTTATTTCTATCTGCCCCATGTCTAAAAGATTAGGAGCTATGTCAGATTCTTTCCTTAGTCCCGGAGCATACCTTTTGAGGACAGTGACAGCAAGCTTTGCGTTTCTTATCGCAGCCCTCGCTGGTTCTAGTTGCTCATTCATAGCTTTGTTTATAGCAAGTCGTGCACTTTCTATTTCCTGATCAAAACGAGCCTGTCCAATTGACTTTGGATGAAACGCCGGATGCGTGTTGTCGAATACTTCAGCTATGTTTATCATGGGTTTTGTTTTGCCATCTGCACCCATAGTGACGAATACCTCATCAAGTTTGGAGAACTTTTCCATAGCCTCTCCTAAACTTAATTTTTCGTTTTGCATGATCAAGTATCTTGCAACCTGCGCTTTGAACTGTGTTACGAATGCCTCCGTGAATGGATCGCCTTCTAACAGCACGTATTGAGGTTCTAATTTACCCGGTAAGGTAACTTGTTTTCCAATAGCTGCTGCCAACCCTTTAAATTCTGGTATCAATTCATCAACAGATTTATTTACTAGCGTTTCAGGATCGTACCATTGCATAGGGGGTATATCATACGCAATACCTGTTACATTATCTGCGGTAACATCCCTAACAACTCTATTATTCCAACTCATCATGTCCGGTATCGGGTTATTTTCAACCTTGTCAAACCAACGTGTTTTGTAATCCGCGTATCGTAAATTTGTATTTCTTAAATGCTGACTAACGGGTACAAAAATCTCACTGCCATCAGAGTCAACAAATCTTATTTTCAAATCACCAAATGGAATTTGACTACCCGCTTCGTCCACAATGACCATATCATTTAATTTCGATGCACTTAAATCCGCAAGATCTTTGTACTTTTTTGTTTGGTCAGGTAGCTTTTCTAGTTTCTTGGTATAAGCAATAGATCGTAATGTCTTCTCTAGTTCAATGACTTGATTAGAAGATACCATAAATATATCTGTCTTCACGTCAGAGTTTTCGTCGAGGATAGCATTGATGACCTGTAACTGTAGGCTCTCACCCTTAGTCTTTTTTATACCGTAGCTTTTAGCGAGTTTATTGACTGTATCCTCTATGCTGTCACCTTCATCCGCTATACTAAGAAAGAACGGGTTAGATATTTCCTCAAATATTTGCTGCTGTTTTACACTGACGCCAGTGGTTAACCCCTCGCCCCGTGCAAGTCTCATCTGAGTAACACCAGCTTCAGTTGTGGTGGTGAACGCTGCTTTAAAAACGTCAGAAATGTCTACGCTCAAAGCTCCGCTGGTTACTGGTTGATTGTTATCACCGGAGTAAAATGTTACCTGTCTTTTTCCAGTGCCCATGCTTTGATAACCTTTTAACACGACTGCTCTATCTGCAGAGTGTTTTGCTTCAAAAGTAATTGCTATGAGATCCCCCGGAGTTGCAGCACTTTGGATTGAAGAAGGTTCTCTCGCTCCACGTGCTATTACACCGTTAGGAAACTCTGTGTCTCTAAACTCTTTTGTTTTTAACTTTGCATGTTCAAGACTACCCAACTGACTGGTTATTCTTCTTCCTATAAAAGTAACGTCATTTGCAACCTTTTCTGCAACTCTAGCAACCAAAGGTTCAAACTCGTAGTCTGGCAGGTTTAAGTTAACTTCTATTTTATGCTTTTGAAGCACCTTAAGTGCCTCTTCTAAAGAGGGGGGTTTTTCAACGCTGTTTAACTTCTTTGACACAACTGATGCAGTATTACCTTTTGCATTGTCTATGAAGAATTGAACTCCTTGTTCGTTGACTATGTTTATTGCTTCTTCTAAATTTAAATTAGATTGTTCATATCCATTTATGGCTGAATCTATTAGTCTTTGAAAATCTGCTTTTGGTGTGTTTGATTCTACTTCTCCTAAACCGTACAGAACCCCTCGTAGCTGCTCTACCAGTTCAGTTTTTCGATTAGAAATAGCATCAAGCTCATCAGCAAATTCGTCACCCTTCCTTATGTTGCCCGTGCTTATTGAAAGTCGCAACTGATCTTCCAAAACCTGCAGCCTTGTCAGTTGAGCAATTTGTGCAAAACTCATGGATATAACTTGCTCATTCATTCCCGCCTCTATCAGTGGCGTGTATATTTCATCAATCTCCATTGCCTTCAATCTCAATGCTTCTTGAAGTTCAGGAGAATAATTAGCAACCATGTCCAGTAGATATTTTTTGTGGGCCTCTTTATTGAACTTACCAAACATAGGAGATGTCTTTAAGAATGTTGCCGCTGCGTTTTTGCTTCGGAACATTATATCCGTAGCTATCGCTGCAACAAGACCTGCTGCTTCTCCCACAGGGGAGCTTGATAACAGTGAGGCTTCTTCATCATCAAGGTTTAGTTGGAATACTTGTCCCAATGTTCCCGCACCAACAATCATAAAGGTATCTAGATTCTTCCAGTCGGTCATGTACTTAGGCACACCTGATGTCTCTATGATACCTGCACCTCCAGTAGGAGTTCTCAACCGACGGCTTTTTGCAGCACTTGCAGTAAGATCATCTACAGCTTGAGCAGGTTTGGCGACCACAGGTAAATAGTCTTTATCACCCGGCTTTCTTTGTGAAACGTATGTGGGAAGTCTATCATTTGCTGCTACAAATGATCGTGCAGTCAATCTATGATTTTCCAACTCTATGGACCGTAACAACTGATTGTTCAATTTGTAGTCTTCAACTGTGACTCCCTTGCCAGAGTCTATTCTGTTTTGCACAGTCCTTTGTCGAGCCTCTAAACGCTCTATGTATCTCCTTTGTGTTATTACTTCTTGTCTTAATT